ACCTTGCAGTATTGATGTATGTTCTTGAGGATCTCATCCTGCTGCCGCTTAGGTAGCTCTCCATCAAATTCTCCCGCCAGGTGCTCACATGCTTCGGCGTTATAGATAAACCTGCTGACATCCTTAGGGAGTGGCTCGGCTGAAAAGGCAAAAGGAAGAACAAAGCAAATAGGCACTATCAGAAGAAATTTTCGCATGACTTTCCTTTAATAGCCATTATTGGACCAGTGTGGCCGGTCGCTTCCAGGCCCGCTGTATTTCTTTACCCCATATGTTGCAGCGACCGCAATAAGTTGCCTGTTCATGCCCGTCCTAGGCAAAGTGGCAATCCTCACCAGATTGCCGCTCGCATCTTTCACCTCAACCGTTCCGCTCCACAGCAAATCCATATCAATCGCCAGACCAGAATTGTGTTGCGAGCGCAGTGCGGGTTTGATGGGTAAATGATTAATCTGCAAGACAATCAACATTGCCTTTGCAGCCTTGACAGATGCGTCAATTTCGCCGTGATCCCATTCTATATGCACACCCGCCATTTTCGGGATGTGTTGGGGATCAAGCTGTTTTCTTGCGATTCTCCACGCATAATGCATCAGGTAGGAGCGCTGCGGCGGTCTGTAGGTGGCATTGATTGCAACCCTGATCCCCGCCTCTTTCATTGCATATAGAAAATCTTCTACTGCCAAACGAAAATTTCCTGACAAATCCCTGGTGTTGGTGCTGCCTGGAAATTTTCGCCCCCATTTCTCACCACTGAGTTCGTCGTTCATCTCGCCTCCATCATCATCAAATACCCTTAATTTAATGCAAACCTGGAGGGATGTTGTTGACAGAGAACAGGAGGCTTATGGCAGCGGTATCAAGTGGATATAAGCGCCTTATGACGCAGAAACGGACACTTCCAGCACGGTCCGCGCCACATTGACACCGCCATCGGCGGCTGGCTGTGCCTTGAGTTCGTCCAGCGCATACACCATCGTCACCATCGCGCCGGGCACGAACAGCTTGATGTCCTGCTTGCGGTGCGTGTAGATGCTCTCGTCGACTGTCGAGCCATCGGCCAGACGCAAAGTAAAACTGTTGACTTGATTGCCGCGCCGGCTATCCTGGCCCGCGAAATACGTGCGTTCGATGCAGCCCGTCAACGTCTGGGTCTGGAGACGGCCAGCTTTGATGCTTTCCCACCACTCGTCGGAGGCGAACAGGCCGTGGCTGCCTTTCAGGCCCATGTACGGCTTACTGGGGTCGAGGGTAAGGGCCTGGGTCTTGGCCGCGCGAGCCGGGTCTTGTGCCAGGGCTTCGGCGAGGGTGTAGACGGGTTTCATGAGGCACAGGATTTTTTGAAAGCAGTCAGCATAGCTTATACATTGAAAATGGCAGGTTTGCAGACACTCTCCTGGAGTGCCTGGCGCAAGTCGGCTGGCGTCGGGAAGGTCTTCCATGCACACGAATCTGCTGGCGGTGCGCTCCTTGCGGCTACATCGCCGGCATGCCCGTTCAGTGATTAAACCGCCTCTAATCTGTTAAAATAGTTCAAATTTTAATGCCTCATGAATAACCTGTATTTTTCAGACACAAGGAATGTGTTTAGCAAATGAAAGCCATTATATTCTGCACCAGCTTTATAAAAGATGCACCATCATGGGAAAGCCGGTATCAACGGTGGCTCGATTACTATGAAAACATTCCAATCGATGCAGTAAAGAAGATAATGATTGACGATGGGTCGCCTTTTCTTCCTCCTGCCGACATCATCAATACGGTTCCCCATAGCGCTCCGCTGGCTGCAAATGGCGACAAAAACCTTATCATTCGCTTCGACAACAATCTGGGACGACAAAGCGGGGCTGACTACCCGGGCTGGTGGCGCAGTTTTCTTCACTCGGTTAATGTGGCCAATGAATTAGGCGTGGATAAAATCATCCATATCGAATCGGACGCCTATATCATGACGCCGCGCCTGGTTAATTTCATCAACGAGATCGAATCAGGCTGGAACGTCCTGTGGTCCCCGCGCTATCGCATGCCAGAAACGGCCATTCAAGTTATCTGCAGAGATCAATTTGCGATTTTTGAGAAATTCAAGGACAATCACCCAGATTATTCTTTCCCGGATATTGCGGAAAAGTTGCTTCCTTTTACAACTGTACATAAACAGTTCAAGGGCGACCGTTACAGCGATTTCACGAAAAACAGATGGATATTTCGTTCGAAAAAATTCAACAAAATCCCCATTTTTAAACATGTTTTTTTCTGGGAAACAATCCCGCCCGATGCGGACTTCGTCACGCAAGGCATTAAGCGTCAACAATTCGTGTTCAGGCACGATGAAGCGGCTTGATCTTGTGATGGCGGAGGATATCGAACAGACTTGGCAAGGGGTGTAAATATGCGGCTACCGTTACGATGGAATCGACGCATGTGCACCGTCCTTGCCGGCTCTTTTTTTCTTGCTACTGGTATCGCTTCGGCACTCGCTGCCACGCTTGACGAGGATAGAACCCGCGGTGACATACATGGCTTGTTTGAGATCAGGGAGGCCGCAGTCAAGTTCATGGCAGCAGAAAATGCCAAACACGGCACACATTGGCAGGTATTGGAGCCGAACCGGAAGATTCTGGTGGCAAAATGCGCGCTACCTTTGCATGTGACATGGGTGCCGAAGACCCATGGCCTGTCTGGACCGAATGTTGCTGTGAGTTGCGCCAGGACCGTAAAGCCCGCGCCACAACATAAATGGGACGTGTTTGTGCCGGTGGATAAGAGTCCACAACGCGCCGCGGCCATTCCAGCAAACGCCTGAGAGTCGCAAAAAGACTGCATTGCCGTAAGGTCCCAGGCAGCGCAGACTGTAGGCGAGCCTGGGTAGACGCGTCAGAAGCTCGATACGCTGATGATGCGGACTGATGGCAACTTCCACCCCGTGTCGCTCGGTCAACCGCTTCCGACACGCGCAAAAAATCAGGCCAGCCCCTACCCGAGTCAAGCTCCGCCAGGGACGAGGCGCAAGTACATTGGCGGCGGCACTACTCCGCCGTAGTCGGGTCAATGACCGAGATGACTTCGGACACGCGGTTTGCCGGGAAGCCACCTTGCTGGGCATGTTCGCGAACTTGTGCTTCATTTTCAGCGATGTAAACACAATAGATTTTATCGCCAGTAACATAGCTTTGCAGCCATTGAATTTGTGGCCCCATCTTGTTTAAGACACTGCAGGACTTCCGCGAAATGGCTTGAAGTTCTTGCTCAGACAACTTCCCGGCCCCGGGAATATCACGCTCAATAACGTATTTTGGCATAGCGGTCTCCTATGAGGTTTCCGGGCGAGCACCACACTCGCCGGTTCTGTGCGTCACACATGCAGTGACATGTATTCGTTATATACCATGCTGGTGGGGTGGTGTTGTTGGAATTACCATGAAATGCACTGGAGTCTGGTCTGGCATTCAGACACGGGCTTAGGCGTGGCGTGCTGTGAGAGCGGTCTCAGTTCAGAAGGCGGTTTCTTATTTCCTGACGGAAGCGGTGTAATGCCCATAACAAGCAACCATGCGCCTTACAGAGCCAAAAGAATTTGCATACCTACTTATGTACCGTCATATCCATTAAAAAAGTCAGTCGAAATCATCACATCTCCTCGTCCGCCTGACGCTCTTGTCGCCTGAAATGCAGATCGTTGATAAACATTACGTTAGAAATTACAACATTGAGAACAGATTCTAATTGTATAAAGGTAAAAAATACCGCAGCAGAAAGGGCCAATGACTTTATCTCCACTCTGAAATTTAAATAAAATGGAGCTGATTGAAGAAATATTTTAGCAAGAGCCATCAACATCACAGCAAGCATAACGACGGCCGATGCTAATACCGCACCAACAATACTTTCCAATCGTTTAGCATCTGACCTGGATTCTGAAAAATCCCTAGCCACCAATCTTTGTGGACTTAAAATTCGGCTCATTGCATTAGGATATAAAAACGCGATCCATATACCCATAATTGTAAATACCATACCAGATACAGCTGAAAGAAGGCTCAGATAATCCTTATAATCCGCATATAGAAATCCATATAACCATTTTGCGGTAGCAAAATAGATTCCTATACATACAGCAATATAGATGAATAATCTGTACTTCACAAAACCCCCTTTAACCGGCTTTTTTAGCAGCCTTAACGCCAGCAATCAATTCCGCAAGAATAATATCTTTTCTAGATGCTAGCCTAGCGTGCATATCAGCAGCGGGAAATACAGACGATGATTCTTTGTTAAAATTCACTGTTTCGTGCAAACGATATTTATCAACCCAAATAATTTCATCTTTATCGGTTGCAAACCCAACATTATTCCAATCACCGCGTTTTCTATCTTCCACTGAAAACTGTTCAATTATTTGCTTAATTTCCTTAGCGGAGGGACGAGCCTCTGCGCGAACCTCAATCTGCCGGGTCTTGGCCTTGGGTTTAGGCGGAACGTATTCCATGCCATCAAAAATCCGTGCCCAAAAGGGGCGGTCATCTACACCACCATTTAATTTTATGGTGTCCCTGCGGATGATATGTGTAACCTTAGCAGCTAACTCGCTCATCTTAGCACTTCCAGTATCCAAACTCCTAAGGCTTACACCAAATCTGTAAGAGTAACGTTGACTAGACAGTTCACCGACACCTTCAAATTCGAAACGCACCTGCCCGCTTTCAGTCGTAGTCCTTTTTTTATTATCATGCGACACCCTATTACAAATGCTTTTATTAACCCACTCCATGAACAATTTCGAATCGCAAACCGAATGATCCAATTTAATAGAAACAACCGTGTTTAATTTTGGAATTATCCAATAATAACACGGCCGTCCCCAAATCATCTTTTTCTTACCTTTGTAATTATCGGTATGCTCGATAACCCCAGAACTACCCGTAGGAGCATTAGCTTGAGCTCCCCATATACTACCAGCACTATCAGTATCAGATTTCCATAATACAAAAATATACTCTCCAGACTCTTCACACTTATAAAAATCATGACAATAACATTTCGCCAACCCATTTTTAGAATGCACCGGGTCCCAAGGAATAGTATCCTCCATGGGTTTTCCCTGTACCCACTCGTAGATTAAGTCAAATGTCTCCACCACACCAAGCGCCTTGGAAACCTTATCACCTTGCCGATAAAGTCCACACTCGTCAATACTGAAAAAATTCAAATGCGCAGGAATAATCATCGTGAAATTCTCTATTCTCGAAATTGATAAAAATCAATGCTTTCGCATCAACAAACTCATAATTGGCTAGTAATTTTTAACTTTATCACAAGTTGCATTAAAGTTGCATAGAAAGAACAATAAATTACAAAAAGTGACTAAACTGCAATTTGATGTATTTTTTGATTAAATTGTCTAATTTTCACTTTGATCTCCGGGTGTATGCCTCTAGGTATCCAATTCCCGGTATTTGGAAAAAAACTACGAATATTTCCGCCTACGGAAGTTGGGTTTCTGGCATGAGTCTGCAATCCACTCCATTTGCGTCAAAATGCGTCAAATTGCATGCTCCTTCTTCGCCCCGCCGCACCAGTCCTCAAGCGCCTTCGGCCATGGCGCAGATTTGAGTCAAAAGAGCCCTATATAGCGGGCAGGTGTGGAGGGGGGACAACTGCGCGCGCCGGGCCGAAATGGGGCTTTTTCTTGCCCCAAGAGCAACATCATGCGCCGGGACGTGAAAAAGCCGCCTCGTGGGCGGCCTGTGCGGTGGCTGGGGCGCTCCGGCACGGCTGGGCTATCGCGGCCCCGCCCTGCCGGCTATCGCGGCGTGACGGTCATCCTGCGCGGCCGGTGCGCGCCTTGGCCGCTTGCTCCTTCTCGTAATCGTCACGGCAGTCCACGTTGCAGAACAGCAGCGCGGGCGCTAGCGCCTCATCGCAGTAGTGGCAGGCGCCGTGCGCCACGAGGCCCGGCCGGCGCCGCACGGCGGCTAGGCCGCGCGCCACTTCGGCAAAGATGATCTTGTCGGTGTTGTCGACGTGGTCGCTCATTGCGCGCCCTCCTTGCCTAGGCCCAGGTCATACGGAGCGAAGCGCACCACTTCCACGCCGGCCCATTCATTGATCGCTTCGAACTGCGCCTGCAGCGGCACCAGCTCGTTGCGCGCGAAGACGCGCGCGGCAGGTTCCACGGCGCCGAAGCCGCCGGCATTGTTCGGCAGGATGCCCATGAGCTGTGGCGGCACGCGGTGCGCGGCCAGCTGGTCGTCGCGCGTGACGCTCTTGATGTTGAAAAACTCGTCCTTGGCGGCCACGTCCGACACCGGCAGAATCTGGATGCCGTCCTTCTTGCCGTTCGGCGCGTACATGAACAGGTTGCGGAAGTTGCCCGGCCCCTTGCTGTCGCGCATGGCCTGGCGCAGGTTGTCCACGTCCTGCGTGTTCGCCGCTGCATCCGTCATGTAGAAGACGAAGCCCGCATGCGAACCGTTCTTGTAGTACTTGCGGCGGAACAAAGTGGCCGCCTCGTTGAGCCAGGCCGATTGCAGCGCGCTCAGGTACTGCGGCACGCCGTACAGCTCCTGATTCACGTCCGGCTCCATCAGGTGGAACACACGGCCCTTGTCGAACTGATGCACGGCCTGGTAGCCGTTCACAAAAAAGTAGGTATCCAGATCGACACCGCGCCGCATGTACTTGGCCAGCGCATGCTGGTACGCCAGCGCCTTGCCGCTGCGGCTGGGCCGGTCTTCCAGATAGGCATTGCCGAACGTCAGGAAGTCCAGGGCCATGCGTTTGAAGGCGTCGCGCGACAGGTACTTGCTGGGAATCAGGGTGGACGCCAGCACGTTGGCTTTGAAGTGGATGGCGCTGCTATGGTGCACGCCTGCATTGAAGGACTTGGCCAGGCCGGCCAGGTTGACGGGCGGCTCATACCAGTGGCCGTTCTTCCAGCATTCGAAGCAGTCGAGGATATCGGCGTGCTCCAGCACCGGCGTGGGGTCGCCGAAGGAAAACGCCTCGATGCCGGCGGCGGCCGGCGCCGTGGCCGTGGATGCTGTTGATGGTGCGCCCTCGGCCTGCCGGCCGCGCGCGCGCAAGTGTCGTGCTTTGCTCAAGAATAAATCTCCATGAAAGAGTGGTGGTTGTCGGTGGTGCCTTCGAAGGGCTCGTGATCGAGGGCATGCATGCAGGCCCACGCCAGATCGGCGTGGCCGGTTTCGTCGCTGCGGCCGGCGACATAGGTCACGTGCCGCCCGCTGGGGGTCAGGGTCTTGTGGATCGCCATGAAGGACTGCGCGATGTCCGTCCAGCCGGCGTCAAATTCCAGCCGGCCCTTGCTGATGATGTTTTTGGCCTTCAAGACCATGCGGGTTTTGACTTCGGGCGAGTAGTTCAGCGGCGTGACGGCCGGGAAGAAGCCGCGCACGATCGGCAGCACGCCGATGCCCATGCCGGTCGTGTCGATGCCGATGTATTCGACGTTGTAGCGCTGCGTCATCTGGCGGATGGCGTCGGCGTGATCCTCGAAGCTCTGCCCGCGCCACTGGTGGCGCTCCAGGATGCGGAACTTGCCGCCGGCCGTCATGGGCGGCGCCAGCACCACGCAGCCGGCGCTGTCGCCGTTCAAGGCCGGGTCGTAGCCGATCCACACGGGCCGGTTGCCGAACGGGCGCAGACCCAGCAAGGGCTTGTAGTCATCCCACTCCACCCAGGAATCAACCATGCAGCGCTGCAGCTCGGCCAGTGGGAAGACCGAAGCCGAATCGTCGATAAAGTTGCACATCAGCAGGTTGTCGAACTGGTCCGGGCTGTATTCGAAGTTGCGCAGCTCGTCGATGTCGAACAGGTTGCAGCCGCCGCGCTCGGCGTCGAGGATGGTGACGATCTGGCGCCAGATCTTGTCCTCGCCCGTAAAGCCCGACGACAGGCGGCCGTGGCTCACATCGATATTCACCTGGTCGGCCTTGGCGCGGCGCTTGTTGAACAGCTCGCCCGTCCAGAACGGGTAAGCCTGGTGCGTGGTCGAGGATGGCGTGGAAAAATACGTCTTGCGCCATTTCTTGTGAATGGCCATGCCCGAGGCCACCTTGTTGAGTTCCTGGAAATTCTGCGTCCAGAAAAATTCGTCAAAGTAAAAATTGCCGTGGTAGCCCTGCGCCGTGCGCGCATTGGTGCCCAGGAAATACAGGTGCGCACCGTTCGGCAGCACGATGGGGTCGCCCGTCAGTTCGATGCCGGCCGCCTCGCGCGCGAATTGCACGATGTATTGCTTGAAGACGTGCGCCTGGCTTTTAGAGGCGGACAGGAAGATTTGATTGCGGCCCGTTTCCATCGCATCGGCCAGCGCCTCGCGCGCGAAATACCAAGTGGCGCCAATCTGGCGGCTCTTGAGGATGGCGCGCGTGCGCTGGTCGCCGTTGCGATACCAGACCTTTTGATAATCGAAGAGCGAATCCTGGAAGGCGTCGAGCAGCTGGATTTTCTGTTCTTCGCTGAAATCGTTGCGCGTCGGCTTCTTCTTCGGCCCGGCATTGCGGTTCGCCAGCTTGGGGTTGAGGTCCACCTCGTTGCCGCCCGGCTGCTCATAGCGGCGCACGCGCGCCGCCTGCACGATAGCGCGCATCAGCAGATCGATTTCCTTGTAGTCGCTGCCGCTCTTGACCTCTTTTTCGATCAGTTTCACCAGGCGCAGCTCGGCCGCTGCCTCGACGTGCTCGATGGCCTGCGCCTTGTCCCACTCGTCGCGGACCTTCCAGCTATTGATGGTGCTGCGCTTGAGTCCCAGGTGGCGGGCGATGGACGAAATGCGCCAGCCCTTCCAGTACAGGGCGCGCGCGGCACGGCGCGGCTCGGATTCGGGCACGGCCAGTTCGGCGATTTTCTCGTCCGCCGTTTGTTCGCTTGTTTTCTCGATTGTCAGCATGCCGCCAGCGTAGGCCGCGCGCGCGCGGAGCGGGGAAAGGCAAAAGTCGCTATTGCCCATAGCAACCCGCACCACATTGAATCGCAGCGCCAAGACGTTGACCATGGCGTTATCCGATCAACCGAGACACGCCACCATGCCTAAATCCCAATTCTTCCGCGTCGCCACCGAAGGCGCCACCACGGACGGCCGCAACATCGACCGCGCCACCATCGAGCAGATCGCCGCCACCTACAACCCGAAGACCTACGGCGCGCGCATCTGGCTGGAGCACATTCGCGGCATCCTGCCCGACAGCCAGTTCAAAGCCTACGGCGACGTGATCGCGGTGAAAGCCGAGGAAGTGGACACCGACAGCGGCAAGAAACTGGCCCTGTTCGCGCAGATCGAACCCACGCCGGAACTGGTGGCCATCAACAAGGCGAAACAGAAGCTGTACACCAGCCTGGAAATCCAGCCCGACTTTGCCGACTCGTCGCAGCCCTACTTGGTCGGCCTGGGCGTCACCGACAGCCCGGCCAGCCTGGGCACGGATGCGCTGAAATTTTCCGCCAGCCGCAAGCAGCAAAGCGCCAACCTGTTTACTTCGGCCGTCGAGGTGACGCTGGAATTCGAAGAGCAGGGCATCAGGCTGGCCGACGCCGTGAAAAACCTGCTGTCGCGCTTTTCCACCAAGACCGGCACCGATGCGGCGCAGTTCGCCGACATCAGCGAAGCCGTGCAGGCGCTGGCCGGCCACGTCGTCACCGCCAACGACAACTACACGGATGCCATGGCCCGCCTGGAGAAAACCGAAACAGCATTGCAGGCCACGCAGGACGAGCTGGCCGCCTTCAAGGCGCAGATGGACGAAGCGCCCGGCAACGGCCCGCGCCGCCCTGCCGCCACCGGCAACGACGGCGCCGTGCAGACCGAGTTTTAAGCGCCCTCGCCATTCCACGACACCCCATTCAACAACGGAGCACTGATTTATGAAAAAGCAAACGCGCCAGGTCTTTGGCCAGTATGAAACCCGCCTGGGCCAACTGAACGACACGGACAACGTGGCCAAGACCTTCAGCGTCACGCCCAGCGTGCAGCAAAAGCTGGAAACAAAAATGCAGGAATCGAGCGAGTTCCTGACGAAAGTGAACATCATCGGCGTGACCGAGCAGGAAGGCGAAAAGCTGGGCCTGGGCGTGTCCGGACCGATTGCGGGCCGCACCAACACCAAGGACAAGGAACGCAAGACGCGCGACCTGTCCACCCTGGACGGCACCAAATACCGCTGCGAGCAAACCAACTTCGACACGCATTTGAACTACGCCAAGCTGGACGCCTGGGCCAAGTTCCCCGACTTCCAGTCGCGCGTGGCCAATGCCATCCTGACGCGCCAGGCGCTCGACCGCATCGTCATCGGCTTCAATGGCGTGAAAGCCATGGCTGACACCGATCTGGACGCCAATCCGCTGCTGCAGGACGTCAATAAAGGCTGGCTGCAGCACCTGCGCGAGCTGGCGCCCGAGCGCGTGCTGGGCCTGGTCGCCGCCGGCATGCCGGGCAAGGTCATCATCGGAGACGTGGACGGCGCCGACTATGCCAACCTCGACGCGGCCGTGACCGATGCCGTCAACCTGCTCGATCCTTGGTATCAGGAAGACACCAATCTGGTAGCCATCGTCGGACGCAAGCTGTTGAACGACAAGTATTTTCCATTGGTCAACACCAAGCAGGCGCCCACGGAAACGCTGGCGGCCGACATCATCATCAGCCAGAAGCGCATTGGAGGCTTGCCGGCCGCGCGCGTGCCCTTCTTCCCCGATAACGCCATCCTCATCACGCGTTTCGACAATCTGTCGATCTACTTCCAGGAAGGCGCGCGCCGCCGCCGCGTCGAGGACGTACCCAAGCGCGACCGCATCGAGAACTACGAGTCGTCGAACGACGCCTACGTGATCGAAGACCTGGGCCTGGCCGCGCTGGTGGAAAACATCGAGCTGAAAGACAAGTAATGGCGAACCAATCCCCTGCCCTGCGCCACCGCGCGCGCATGCTGGCCGAGCGCACGGCCGGTGCCGCCGCGCCGCTGGGCGTCACCACCGGCACGGCCTACGAGCTGATGCTCTACAAGCTGGCCGACGACCGCCGCCGTCTGAAAGCCATCCAGTCGGTGGAACGCAAGATCGAGGTCAAGGCCACCTTGCTGCCGGATTACGCGCAATGGATCGACGGCGTGCTGGCCGGCGGCAAGGGCGCCCAGGATGACGTCTTCGCCACCCTGCTGGTGTGGCACATCGACACGGGAGAATATGCGCGCGCCCTGGTCATGGCCGAATACGCGCTGGCGCACAAATTCACCCTGCCCGACACCTACAGCCGCGACATCGCCACCCTGATGCTGGACGAGTTCGCCGAAGGCTACCTGCACGGCAAGCTGGCCGCCGATCCGCAGCATGCGGCCCAGGTGCTGGGCGCCGTCGAAGAACTGACGGCCGCCAGCGACGCGCCCGACCAGGCGCGCGCCAAGCTGCACAAGGCCATCGGCCTGGCCATGGTCGCCGTGCTCGATCAGGCCGACGATACCGACATCGCCCCGGCGCTGGTGGCGCAGGCGGAAACGGCCATGGGCCATTTGAGGCGCGCCCGCGCGCTGTCAGAGTCCTGCGGCGTCAAGAAAGATATGGAACGGCTGGAGCGGCGCCTCAAGCGCGCGGCCGGTTCCACGTAAAGAGCATCCCCCGCAGCACGGCGGCACGGGGGGATTCTGGCTAATTCATTTGCCTGATGAACCCCGTCCACCGCCCACTTTTGAAAGCGTCCCGTATGTCCTTCATGGCCCTGCCCCCGTCCATTCCGCCCGACACCACGCCCGCGCCGCCAGCACCGGCCGCCGGCATCATCGAGAACGACGGCTGGTTTCCCGACATCCTGCTCACCGATATGCGCGACGCCATGCGCTTGGATGGCACCGTCACCGACGCGCGCCTGGTGCAAGCCGTCGTCGATGCCATCCTGCAGGTCAACCGCGAGCTGGCCGAGTGGCAGGGCAAGCAGGCCGCTGCCGGTATCGCCTCCCTGGTGGACGTGCCGGCCACGCGCATCAACCGCGAGTCCCGCTTGCTGGCGCAGTACCGGCGCGCCGTCTACAGCACGGCGAAAGCGGATCTGATCGAGCGTTACCGCGACTACGACAGCACGGCCACCTCCGTCAGCGACAAGAAAAGCATGGAGTGGCTGGACGAGGCACCCGGCGCGCAGCGGCGCAATGCGCAATGGGCCATCGCCGATATCGTCGGCCGCACGCACCTCACCGTGGAACTGATCTGATGCAGGTGCGCACGCGGCAGCACGACACGGTAGACGCCCTGGTGTGGCGCTACCTGGGCGACGGCGCGGGATACGTCGAGCAAACCCTGGAAATGAATCCCGCGCTGGCGCGCCACGGCGCCGTGCTGCCTGCTGGCCTGGTCGTCACCCTGCCCGAGCCAGCGCCCAGCACGGCCAAAACTGCGGACATCGTGCAGCTATGGGATTAACGCAGCAATCCACCTTTTATTCATCATGAAAAATCTGTCACACCTCACCCCGGAGAATCAAGCAATGTCCGCAGAATCGTTTGGTGGTTTCGCCACCCTGGTCAAACTGTACGGC